ATTTATATTCTTGACTGCATCAATATGACTGAGCCTACGCCAGCCAAGATTCAGACTTTGATTGAAGAGTGGGTTGACAAGTACCGCCCACAAGAACTGCGAATTGAAATCAATGCTCACCAGAAGGCCTATGCCTTAGATGAGAACTTGAGAAACTTTCTAGCCTCATATGGCTGCCAGTTGAATTCACACTTCACTGGTAAGAACAAGTGGGACACTTCTTTTGGTGTGGCGTCTATGGCTTCACTATTTGGAAACACTCGTGATGGACGCTTCCAAGATAACAACTTAATTGAATTACCAAGTAATGAAGGTTCCGAAGGTCTTAAGGCGCTAGTACAGCAACTTATTACATGGAAGCCTGATACTAGAAACCCTACCGACTGCGTGATGGCTTTATGGTTTGCGGTAATCCGCATCCGTGAGTTAATGCAAAACTCTAGTCGGGTAGGTCAATATGCACAGAACCGTTGGGCTACTCGTGCACAAAAAGCAAACAGAGGGTCACTTAATTTAGATGAGGCATTTGCCTCCCAATGGTCTGAACAATACGGATAAGGATTACAAAATGGCAATGGCAAATCGCGGTGAAGGTCTTGCAGGTGGTAGCCGTGGTGTCGGTGGAATAACTGGTGGCGGGGCAACACATGTCAATCCAGTTAACCGACAGATGTCAGCACGTGCTCAAAACATAATTGATGAACTCCGTAAGTCACAAGGTTGGAAACAAGCCACCCCTGCTGAAGCACAGAAAATAAAAACTGCAGCACAAAAGAATGCAATTGAACGTATTAAAAAGGGAATGGGCTAATATGGCTTTAACAATGGAACAGATTGCTGCACGAGTTCTTGCTCTGCGCTATCGCAACAATGAGCGCGATTCTCGCAACCTTGACGTTCTTGCTGTCCGTAAAGGAAAAATTGCTGAAGTCTATCCTGATTTCTTTCCAGACGGAGTAGATGCTAACGTAGTAGCAAACTTTATTGATATCGTCGCACGCGACCTATCTGAAGTAATGGCTCCGCTTCCAGCAGTAAACTGCTCTGCAGCAAATGCTGTTAATGACCGTGCTCGTAGTTTTGCTGATAAGCGCACACGCATTGCTGCAAATTACTTCCAGCACTCAGACCTTGCGGTACAGATGTACTCAGGTGCTGACTGGTATATTACTTATGGCTTTGTTCCATTCATGATTGAATTGGATGAAGAGAGCAAACTGCCTCGCATCCGTATTGAAAATCCAATCGGAGCGTATCCTGAATTTGACCGCTATGGACGATGCGTTGCATTTGCTAAGCGATACACCCTTACACTTGGTGAACTAGTAGCACAATTCCCTGAATATGAAAGAGAACTGCTAGGTGGCTACGGCTACAAGCAAGACCTCAATCATCAGGTTGAAATGATTCGTTACTACGATAAAGACCAATCTGTAATTTATATTCCATCAAAAGATAATTTAATTCTTTCAAAGGCATCAAACCCTCTTGGAAAAATGATGGTTGTTGTCGCACGTAAACCATCTATTGATGGTGAACTACGTGGACAATTTGATGACATTCTTGGAATTCAATTGCTTCGCAATCGTTTTGCTCTTCTTGCTATGGAGGCTGCAGAGAAATCTGTACAGGCTCCTATTGTACTTCCACAAGATGTACAAGAACTGCAACTTGGTGGAGATGCGGTTATCCGCACATCAAACCCACAAGGTGTACGTCGCGTAGAACTTAATATACCACAAGGCGCATTTACTGAGCAGACACTCCTTAATCAAGAATTACGTGTTGGCGCTCGTTATCCTGAGGGACGTACTGGTAACCTAAACGCATCCGTTGTAACTGGACAAGGTGTTCAGGCTCTTATGGGAGCCTTTGATACACAAGTTAAATCAGCACAAGCAATCTTTGCTGCAGCACTTCGTGATGTAATTTCAATCTGCTTTGAAGTAGATGAAATGATTTTCCCAGAAGAAAAGACAATTCGTGGTGTTGACTCAGGTTCACCATATGAAATTACATACAAGCCATCAAAGGATATCAAGAAAGATTATTCTGCAGATGTGCGCTATGGAATGTTGGCTGGTCTAAATCCAGCACAAGGATTAATTTTCATGTTGCAAGCACTCGGTGGTGGACTAATCTCCAAGGATATGGCAATGCGTGAGTTACCATTCACAGTTAACGTAACACAAGAACTAGAAAAAATTGAAATCGAGGGTATGCGTTCTGCGCTCCTCGGTTCACTTACAGCCTACACTCAAGCGATACCACAGATGGCAACACAAGGCCAGGACGCTTCTGATGTAGTTCGTAAGATTGCTGCGGTGATTAAGGCTCGACAAAAGGGACAGGCATTGGAAGATGCTATCGAGGCTACCTTTACGCCACAGCAACAAGTTCCTCCTGCTGGGGCTGCCACTCAAGCGGTTGAGCAACCGTCCCCTGTTCCCGCTGGCGCTCCAGTAGGAGGCGCTTCTCCTATGGCAGCAGAAGCACAACCACCAGCAGACATTCAAACTTTACTTTCAAGTCTATCTGGAACTGGAAGAGCAAACGCAAGCGTTCGTACATCACGTAGACAATAAAAAAGTAGGGGACAATGACAACAATTATCGGATTAGAATATAAAGATAGTGCAATAATTGTTGCTGATAGTCAAACTACAGATGACAATGGACGAATTTACGTACATCCTGATGTTAAAAAAATTGCTGAGCGGGGACACTTTTTAGTGGCTGGCTCTGGTGAAGTTTTACCATGTGATGTTGCGCAACATATATGGGAACCACCAGTACCAACCAAGGCTGATTATAAAGATTTATATCACTTTATGATTGCTAAAGCAATGCCATCTCTAAGAAAATGTTTATCTGAGAATGGCTATAATTTTGATGAAGATAATAAAGAAATGCGCTTTCAGTTTATCATGGCTGTAGGCGGAGAAATATTTGATGTAGACCAAGAGTGTTCAGTATCTAAGTCTAACACCAATGTTTACGCAGCAGGTTCAGGTGCAGCATATGCACTTGGTGCACTACACGCAGGCGCAGACGCGTACGAAGCAATGGAAATTGCTAGCAAGTTAACAGCATTCACAGCGGGACCTTATCTATCCAAAGTACAATTAAAGCATATTAAGTAGGAGATATTATGACAACTGCACCACAAGAAAATCGTGGGGGCTTCCGCCCAAAAGCAAAGCAAAATAATCCTGCTATTGTTTCAGGAACAGGCGGAGCAGGTCAAAGCGGACGTTATACTGGATTTGCTTATGGGGAGAATCAAGCGTTAGCGCAGCAACAGGCTGCCGCTCCTATTACACAACCATCATTTAATGCTGGTTCTGCTCGTATGGGTGAGAATCGTTCAATGACTCCTGTGACTCCTATTACTGCCGAGACACAGAATCCTCAAGAAACAATTTTTAATGGCGCTCCAATTGGTGATGGAATGAATTCCATTCCAGGTCTACCTCAACAGGCTGAGCCAACTAACACAGAATTCAATGCATCTATGCGTGCATACTATCCAGTCATTAATTTTATTCAATCACGTCCAGAAACATCTGCTGAGACACGACAAGTTCTGTCATTGTTGATGCGTGGTATCCAATGAATGTATGGAATCGACTTGGTAATTTAGCAGAAGGAACAAAAGACTGGATTGGCGACATTGGCTTAGGCCTTGTCTCTCCAGCAAAATTTGTTTGGGACGTTGCTACTGCACCATTAAATGACCGAAAAGAATATAATGGTTTTTTAAATTCTATCAAGCAGGCCGGGACTGACTTTGTAAAGAATGTTGCTCGTCCAGTTGGTGGAGTTCTAGGTGCCATTGAGGCAACTAACAGAAATATTGTGCGTGAACCATTAAGTGCTCTTGCTTTATTTGGTCAATCAGGTGATTGGAAAAAATCCTGGGAAGCACGCAATGAAATTTCTGTAGGACAATCAATTGCTGGGCTAATTGGAAAAACATCTCCATTGACTTTGCTTCCAGATTCTATGACACCAGAGTTCATGGATAGCGACTTTGATATCTTTGATAAGAAAAAGCGCAAGGCTGCGTTCCAAGAAAGTGTTATTGGAAAATACACTTCAGGTGCCATAGATTTTACAGCACAATTTGTTGGCGATGTAACAATCGTTGGTGGAAAACTCAGCAAAGCAGCCCGTGCTGCAGATGATGCATACGATGCTATTCAAGGAATTCGCGCCGCTGCTGCGGGAGAGTTCAATGACTATGCAAAAATGGCGGAAGACTTTGCTAACAATGATATGTTCTGGGCATCAAAGCATTCTTGGGTCCGCAATGGAAATAATCAAGCCACAAGTTCTTATCTTCTTGGTGTAACAAAGACAAAAGAAGAAGCATTAAATACAATGCTTGCACTTATGGGTGACAAGAGTGGCATAGATAGACTTGATGCTCTCAAGAGACCAGATATTGCTGCACCACTTCGTGTTGCTAGTGGCGAAATATCACGAAGCGACTTAAAAGTTTTACTAAAAGAAGAAGAAGCGTTACTTAGACAACAAGATGATGGGATGCTTCCTTTAAACTTGCGTTCAGAAGATGAGATTCTTGCTGACCGTGAGTATCTTGCTGCTTGGGCAGCACATGACAAGTACGTCGACCAACTATTTGAACTTTCAGGTGAAGCACCAATCACTAAAGGTGTTGGTAGATTTACGCAATCACTTAATAAGTTTACAGCAACTGCACGCTCTCTGCCATTTCACGAGATGCAAACTGGCACAGCACAATATCAGGTATATCAGCCTACAGTTTTCCATAAATTGTATGCTAAAGTGAGTTGGCTTGAGAACGAGCGTCCAAGCGGATTGGTAAACCTTAACGAAGGTGACTCTATCCGTGAAATCACTGCTATAGCAGAGCGCCTTGTTGCGCTATCTAAAGAAGGAAACGTATTTAAGCGTCTTGTTACACGAGAAGGAAACTTCTCATATAATGATGCAATGCGTTTTATTGATGAGTATGCGGCAGCAGGAACTCCTGAGGCCCGTGCACTAGTTGTTAACAGACTAGAAGCAAGAGGATACCAGATTCTTGCATCTAAGCATAACATAAATGCAGATTCAGCACAAAAACTTTATAATCACCATCTTCAAACTCGTAGTGGTAAACTTGGCGAACTTCGCAAAGAAGGATTTCTTTACGATAACGAAACAGACACTATGCTCAAGGTGCCATTGCTTGAATCTCAGACTGCAAACTTCTTGCCAGTAGCAGACTTTGATACAATCAACAAAGTTCTTGCTTCAAATAAGAGCATCATTAATGCTGTTGGATTTAATGCTACACGTCTAGCGGAAGTTACAAGCGACCTATGGAAGGCGTCAGTTCTTCTACGTCTAGGGTATCCAATCCGTAACGCTGTTGATTCTCAACTACGTATCTGGGCAACTGTTGGTGCAATGGCTAGTTTGCGTCACTTCGGTGAAGGCAATAGAAACATTGTCAACAACCTAAGCGAATCTAAACTAGGTTCACGCCTCGTCGATAGATTTACTGGTGTCAAACCTGTAAACTACAAGGCTGTCAAGGCAGATACTATGGCTCTTGGAAAAGCAGTCACAGGCCACAAGGCGGAAA